TCCACAGTATATAACAAATCAATATAAGTCCAAGCTGAATTTATACTAATACTACTTTCAGCACTTCCAGTATCTCCACTACTAGTCTAATATGAAACGTATCCTTCTGATGTTGCTGATGCAGCCTAATTTCCAGTTTGTTTCATCTTAGTTACTGTTAGGGTTGTTGGTGTCAAAGTTCCGGAAGAGTTTTTCTTAATAACACTTACTGAAGGAATTATCCAATAACTTTTAGCTGACTATCCATTAGTTCCAGCATAAGCTTTGGTAATAGTATATACTATTTTTCTAGTTATAAACCCTATTTTACTAGCTGATATTTCAATACCAGTTACATCTTTTGTAATATTAGTAATATTTAGTACATTGTCAATTAATTGACAAGTAGCCCCATCACTATTAGAAATAGTAAATACCCAATTTGAGGTATCTAAATTAGATCCTTTATATACGTTTACAGTAGTACTTTGAATTGTAGATAAAATATTACCATACTAATCACAGTTAACAGTACTACTATCGTTAGTAAGATCTAATACATAACCATCTGAACCGTCTTCACCATCTTTAGACCATTTAGACCACAAAGCACCATTAGTCCAGTTACCCCAAACACTTAAATGTTTTTTACGTGTCCATACATATTCATATATATTTGGATTTCCATCTGGACCTACTGGATTATCAGTATATCCATCTGGAACATAGTCATCCTATTGATAATTAGAAGAAGATGTAGATGGATAATATATACCTCCCACAGATACAGCAGATGCATCTTGATAAGTTGCAAATAGTTTATATATATATTCAAAACCATCACCATCTTTACCTCTTTCTGAATATCTAGCCCACAAACCAGGAGTAGAGTATTCTCCCCACGTCTGTGTGGTCTTATTTAACATTCTCTATGATACCCATTCATACATTAAACTGTTAGTTACTCCTTGTGGATTATCAAACCAATCTAGACCTTTTCCGTGTCCGTTAGCTATAGTAGGTAAAAAATCAGATTCATCTATACCTGTTGGAGTTTCAGGTTGTGCACCATCTGCATTTCTTGCATAAATAAATTCAATACTGTTTCCGTCTTCTCCATCTTTACCATTTGCACCAGTTAGCCTTATTATATTACCCCAAGCTGTATAACTCCCGTCTGAATTTTTAAATCGTTGAATCTACCATACATAAGTACCTTCTTCTGGAGTTGTGTTATCATCATACGACATTACCCAAGTATTATCATTATCTGGAGTCGTAGTTGGTTTAGTAGCAGATATTTTCCATCTATATTGATAATTTCCACCAGCGGCTCCTGTTTCTCCCCAGTTAGACCATAGTGAAGGAGTACTAAAATCACCCCATACATTATCACGTCTTTGCCGTTTACAAACCCATTCCGCTTTTAAATTACTATCAACTCCTTTTGGATTGTCTGACCAATTATAATCTTTAGATCCACCGTTTGCAATAGTAGGCTAATAATCTATTTCCTATTTACTAAACGGAGTTAATGGTATTATATTTGTATCAGCGGTTCTTGTAAATATGTATTCATAACCATCACCATCCATACCTTTTTCACCCCATTTTGACCATATTACAGGTGTAGAATATTCAGTCCAAATCCCATCTGTTCCTTTACTTCTAGTACATATCCATTCTACCATATTTTCTTTAGAAACTCCCTGTGGATTATCGCTCCATCCAAATGGAATATCATCATCTACTTGTGCACTAGCTGGTTTATCTGGAACTACAGTAATTCCTGTTGTTAATTTATATATAAATTCAAAAGTAGTGCCATCCGTTCCATCTTCTCCAGTTTCACCAGTAATTCTAGTAGGTATAGACCAACCTGACATAGTTTTATCGGAATATACAGTAGCTTGAGTCATCCAAGTAAATACAGTTTTATTTGGTCTTTCTATAGGATAGCTAGTCCAAGTATAGTTGGAGTCTACAGGTGGTATTTGATTCGACACTGGAGTAGAAGGTTTACCTGAAGAATTAGTATAACAAAAAGCGGTATACTGACCATCTTTTCCAGCCACAGAAGCACCTACAAATCTAACAGGATCTCCCCAAATTCCTTCATTTAACTTTCTAGAACTTTTAGTAGACATCCATATCGCTGTACTTGTAAAGTTTCTATGCCATCCTCCAGTATTACCATCTCCTGTAGGAACTGAAGGTAAAGAATCATTATCATTATACGTTATCCACAAACTATTTGCCTCAAGAGCATAGCTTATTACTATTTTCTTATTTGCTATTAAATTGCCTTCACAGTTAACTGATATGTCTATGTGCATATCGTTAATGTTTGTAATCTCTGTAACTTTTATTGTCCCACTATCAAAAGTACATTTCACACCTACAGCATTAATTTCGGCGAAGTACATTCCTTCTTCCATTATTTCACTGTATTGAAGTTCAGTTTTACCTTTCCACGCTTGTATTTTATAAGTTAAATCTTTTGTAGTAGTATAATCTCCAACAACTTCTAAATCGTTATCAACAAATATAATACCAGTTTCTCTATCTAAAGACACTTGATATGCGTCCTATCCTTTTAATGCGTCGTATTGTTCTGGAGTAAATTCTATCATAGCTCCAGTCATATATACATTTGTTAGATAAGCTCCATCTCCTTCTAACATTCCATCATTAGGAGCTCCTGGTATATTTAAACCATCAATATTACCAAATTGAGATGCTATATTTGTATAATTTATTCCCCAAGTAGCTACATTCTTTAAATATCTAGTATATGATTTAGTAATATACGAACTACTTCTTCTGCTAGGATCTGTAAAATTACCATATACAACAAACTTCATAGCTTTCGATGGATGTTGAGATGTACCTGATTTTAAAGCGTATCTAAACTTTTTACCATAGCTATCTAGTACTTCTGTCGGAGTAAAATAAGAAGTTGAAAATCCAGGTATGCGAGAAAAACCATTTTCATCTACACCTTCGTCTGTATCATTATTTGTTCCTAAGTTGTGAAATATACCTCTGCATATATCATTCACATGTATACCACTATATTCACCTTCTTCTAACTTCAGAGTAACAATCTAATTCTTTGTATCTACAGATTCAATAGTACCAAAGCATATAGAATTCCATAATTCACCAGATACTACATCCACTCTATTAAAACGTAGTTCTGGTACTTCTAAGAATTCTCTTAACGTTAAACTTGTTAGTTCAGCTCTACCATCTTTATCTATCTAACCACCTGTACCTGTAAATATACCAGTAATATAATTACCAAACTGTAATGTATCATTTATTTTAGATATACCATTACTATTAAAACCTTGATTAAAAGTTATTTTACCTTTAGCAATATCATCATAGAGTTTACTTAAGAATAACTTAGAACCTTCAGTTTTTATCATACTTTTAACAACAGTATCATTGATAGCAATTTCGCCAGTACCATCTACACTTATATCTAATGTCCACGGCTATACGTTATGCCAAGTACCGTCTGCATCGTACTGTAATAGATCACCTTCCGTTAGATAAGTAATAGTAACATCTTTCATATCTAGAATGTGATCTGTGTTCTCCATATTAGTTACTATATCTCCACATGTATTACTTAATGTATCAATATTTCCCTATAGTCCTTTAACTAATGTGGTTAGTTCATTTAAATCATCTAATGTTGCATATGTACTCATTATCTACTTAATTTATTCTTTACTTTTAATAACTTATTAATATCTTCTGTAGTTAGATTATAATTATATTCGTCATCTATTATACGTTCTATATAATCTACACATACAAATTTATTAATCATTTGTTTATCATATTTAATATTATTTATTATAATATCATTAATATTCTTACCTTTTAAATATAAAGTACTTAACATAATTTACACATTCCATTAGCACAGTTATTACACTCATTACATGTATTGTTATTTAGATTTACAGTTATATTTAATAACTTAGTCAAGCTTATAAAGTGATCTATTGCATCTTCAAGTTTATTATTCTTAATAGCGTAATCTAATAACTACGTTTTAAAATCTATCATAACTATTTTCTATTGCTATAATTGATCCAAACATGTACTACAATAAGATACTAACTGTTTTACTTTACTGTTATAAACACTATCATAATCTATAGCTAAAGCAAATTGCCCATCTATACTGATTACATAAGCTGGGTCTACTAAATCTCCAAGTATTATTTTTAACTAACTATTAACAACGCTAGTATTTAGAACTGTTTTTGTATGGTCTAAATCTTCAAGTGAATATATGTTATCTCTATTACTTAAACTATCTATATATATTTTATTTGTATTACTAGGATTAGTTACATTAATAATCAGCACATTGTCTTTTATTTCTGAATTAATTATTGTCATATATATTAAATTAAAAAAAAGCGGAATCGAGGATATACCTCAACCCCGCCTTTGGTTATATAAAGAAATTATATATTATTCTGCAGTTGAATCAACTCCTGTAATAAAAGCTTTAAATGCCTTTACAAACTGAGAAGTAGCAAGACTAGAAGTCTTAACATAAAGTTCAGCCATTAAAGGAGTAGTTTTAGTATACTGATTATCAGGACTAAGATAAGCATTTTCGTGCTCTATAATCATATAATCATAAGTAGCATCTTTTTCTACTTTACGTTCAGCTTCTACTGAAGGATAAGCGCCAGTCATTACATGACCATTATAACCCATAGCACGTCTTTCTGCATCACGTACTTGCTTCCAATAACCTTTACCAGGGTTACCTACGGTCTTAGTTATAACTACACCTGCTACATTAGCTGGAATGTTAGAAAGTAATGCACCTGGAATTGTGCTATATAGAGTAGCTTCCATAGAAACAACACTATATTCATTTATAGAGTTAACACCTTCATTATCGTCTTTAGCTAAAGCAGTCAAAGTAAGCTTATTACTAGCGAATGCTGCACTAATTCTACGATTAGCGTGTTTGTTTATTTGTGCAAGTAAAGCTGTACCTAGATCAGAAGCTGTCTCAGAAGTAGCTATTACTTCATAAGTGTGTGTAAACTGACCTGGAGCTTCGTATAGATCTTTGTAAACAATACGTAATACGTATCTATGACCAATTGTTAAACTAGCATTAGTAAGATCTATTTCTATCTTTTCCTGTACCGGAGCAGTATAAGCACCTAGAACATAAGAAGGTTTAGAACCTTTCTGAATTTCATTAGAATAAGAAATTATGCTCTTAGTAGCAGTAGTTCCATCTGGAAGTGTTATTGTAGCTTTTCCATCACAAACACCTACATAAAGAGAACCAGCTGCAATTGCACCAGCTTCAGTAGTTATAATTTTTCTATTTTCATCAAATAATGCTACATCACCAGCAGCCAAAGCGTCAGCGTTAGTATAAGATGCAGGACATTGTTTACCGATCAATACGGTATCTACTTTTGTTATCATATATATAAATAATTAATTTTTATTAGACATTGCGCTAGTCTTTGCTTGTCTTCTACTTTCCTTTTTTCAGATTTCCACGGTAACAAGCGCATTAATTTTATTCCATATTATTTACTTCGTTGGAATACGAATTATAACTTTGTAACGGTCTAGTAGCTAAGTAAGACTTAACTGCTAACTTTACTATTTCTATATGAGTATGTTCTGGTAAACTAGAGTAAGGAGTATTATTACTTACTTCTAACTTACTTGGCTTACTTATGTAAGTTAACGTATACTTATTAGGTTTGTACTTACCATCTGTATATAAAATAATATTATTATTATTTATTAACTTAATAGGTCTAGCTTTACAATATTTTAACAGATATTCAGATAAAGAATTCTATTTCATTCTATCAATAGTTTCGATAGTAGCTTCTAAAGTATCAGTAGAGTAAGGTATATAATTATTATTACCATCTTTACTCCAACATTTAATATTATTGTCTATAGGAATAATATCAACACTATCCCCTAGTGTTAACGTATAATCCTAAGGTAATTCTATAATATATTCTTTATTATCATCACTTCCTTTTATATCTGTAGACGTATATAGTTTTGTTTTTGTTAAAGTTCTAAGATCGTCTATTCTTTTCTAACTTTGTTCAAAACCCTACGCTTTTGGATTAATACCAGAATATCTTGTTTTCCAAAACTAATCTATTGCTTCATTTAATATAGAGAATATTTGATCAGATGATAATTTATTCTCTCTAATAAGAGTAGGATCTGCAATTTGTAGTCTTCTCTCAAATTCTATTTGAAATTCTCTAGGAGTCATTATTCATCTATCTAATTAAGTTGTACTTTTGTCTATACTCTTCTGGATTCTATATCTTCTAAAGCTAATTCTACAGCTCTATTTATTACTTCAAACTATACATTTTCTGGTAATTCGGTCATACCGTTATTTGGTAAATCCTATATTTTAGTTGGAAATTTTATATAAGTAATATCTAAAGAATAGCTATTATTATTATCTATCATGGATATAGGATCTATATATGTTATAATAGAATTATTTTCTATTACAGCCATTGGTTCTTCTAACCAAGGTGTGTTGTTATAAGTTTGTTTAAATTTTTTAGCAGTGTCGTGATCTACTATGTTTATATTAGCTCTTTTATTACCAAAATTTAATATAGCACTAACAAAGAACATACGAGTTCCATTAAATAAATTCAAAGTAGTACACGCATTACTATTTGTATCTTTAATAGCATTTATATTTTTATCTGTTCTAACTAATTTTTCTAGATCGTGTATACGCTTTATTGATCCTTCAAATGGAAGTTTAAGTGAATTATTACCAGTAAGTTTATTACTAATCTCCTGATATAAACCCTAATTCAACCAATAATCTATCTCGTCATCTAGAAAAGCAGGACAGCCCCCAAAGTTTAAACTTTGGGAACTTTTATCCATTGCTATTTTAAAGTATTTATGAAACTCTGCCCTTGTCATTATTTCGATTTTATTTCATTAAGTATACTTAAGTATATATCTTGGTTTTTCTTATCTTTAAGATAAGCAATTACGTCTTCTATACCGTTACCAATAAGGTCAGTACCAAAGTAATAAGCAGCTCTATTCTTACGTAGAATGTTCTTACTTAATGCTTCTTCAATGACGAAATTAATTTCTTTATTTGGATTCTCAACCCAAATGCGCATAAACTTAGCTGCATCTTTTTCAAGTTGTTCAGATAACTTAGCTTCTACCATTTCATTACTCATAGTATCTGCTTTGAATCCTAATAGACGTAAACACTTACGCATATCTTCAAGATTCATTTTATCTAAAGCACGATAAGCATCACGCTTAACTTTATTTATTTTATTAATCTCAGTAGCTTCTGCATCTTTATTGATAAGTACATAATCTGTGGATGGATTTACTTTGTTCACACCATCTGCAACACGTTTATGACTCTTTAGGAATAGATACTGTAGCTCACCTTCTGGTTTATCTATATTTATAATAAGATCTTTACTACCAATCTTAATCGCAAATGTATCCCAAAAAGTGCTATCTGAATCTAGTTCACCTTCAGTTTTTCCTAATTTCTCTTCTAGTTCTCTAGCTTTTTCCTTAGTAAGTCCAGTATATCTACTACCACTTCTAGTCCAATAAGAACCTAGATAGTCAAAACAATTTGACCATTTTATTAATCCTGTCCAAGGATTTATTTTTGTCGGTCTAACGATTACTTCCATAATTATATTTAATTAGATTATCAAGTTAGTAAAAGTGGTAGGCGCAAATAATGCACCACCCACTCTTATTTTATTATATTTTATTCTGCTACACAAATCAGTTCTCCGCAAGCTCTAGGATCTCTAACCATTAAGCCCATTTCTCCAAGAAAATGTACTGCGTAACCGTCCTTAGCATTAGAACGCATTTGCGAGTTAGAGTGAGAGTAACCAGCAGGAGTTACAGAACCACCTGTACACCAGTTAACGAATTCACGTTCTTTACGAACTACCTTAACGATATTAGCTTCACCATCACGTCTGCCAAGATCAAGGAATGTCATACGATATGACTCCAATGGTTTAAGTGATACTGGATGTAACTGACGATTATAAGTCAAGTTATCATACAATGGGAAATATTTTAAAGTAAGTTCAATGCCGTTAGACATCTTATATGTCTTGAACTGTCCACCAAATGTTAAGTTGTCACCTGAACCAGTTACAAATACAGTATCAATCATATTAAGATTAACCATCTTTTCTTTCAATACACGATCAAATTCACGCATACCCATTTCACCCGTAAGTGCAACGAATTTACGTTCGTTGGTACCAAGTACGTTATACGAAAGATCAGCTAAGAAATCTTCAAGTAATTCAGCAGTTAATCTAGTATATGTACGTTTGTTAGATGGAGCAATTTGTTCAAGAAGACCAGCACCCATAAATACAGGACGACCATTAGCCCCCTTAAGATTACAAGTACCATCTTTATTTACGTTGTTCTTACCATATACCAAGAAACGTTCTATACGTTTGTACCACTCACGCATTGCAACCCATTCCTGATAAGTAGACCACAAATATGAAGTCTTACCACTCTTAGGATCTTTTAATGCAACAGCCATTACTGTAGAGAATGCAGAACCAGTAATATCATAAGAAAGACGAACTGTAGTTAAATAGTTACGCATCTTGAAATGAGTATTATAGTTCAATATATCAGCTTGTTCAGAATATTCTTCGTATGCAGAAGCAAGACGAGATACTTGTGAACCGGCAGTAAGAACTGAAGGATCAATATAAGAAGTAGGATTACCGTTAGCAATAAATACAGTATATACATATAAACTACCATCCTGATAAGGAGCATCTTGTACGCGTACTTGACTCTTATCGTCGAATTCCAAAATAGCACCAGGTCCAAACCAATTATCTTCTAACCATAAAGTAATAGGAGTGTTTCCATAACCTGCTGTGGTATTAGAAGTAATAGATGCACCATTCCATTTTGCATCACGAATAGTTACCGCTCTATCTTGATCTATCATTACACCCCATTCAAAAGATGGTTGGTCGATAGTCATTACGTTACCTAGACCTCCTGTCAACATATCAAGAGAAGTACTATAACCACTATCTTTAGTACCAAATACGTATGACAGGATAGTAGATACCTCGTATGGTTTTTGCTCAGATGCAAGTGAAATCTTATTTGTATCAATCAAATCAGAGAACCGTTTACCCTTATAAAGAGTGAGGTTATTTAAAATATTATTATCCATAAAATACTAGTAAATTAATTTTTAGTTAATGTTAATTATGATATACGTAGCTGTCTTGTCATACTGCTCCAAATGGAGTCATCACTTCTGTTCATCTAACGCTTCGAGCGTGAATTAATTGAAGTATTTTTAAGACTATTCTTGAATTTGTCTACTGCTGAATTATTACCTTCTCTTTTAGCTGCTGCTAATAGTTTATCAGCATTCATAGTAAAGTAAGCAGATTCAATCAAGCCTTTAACTCCGTTTTTAGCATAGTCCTTTTGGTACTTTGTCTTACCATCAGTATCAGGCTTAAGTATATAATCTATTAAAACTTTTTTATCTTTTTCAGGGACTACTATACCACGTATATTGTTTAAGCCTTTTATTTCATCGACAACGCTAGTATACATCTCCTGTTGTCTTTGAACCTGTAGCTCATATTGTTTTTTCTGTTCAGTTAATAGCTGTTCTTTCTTCTTCTCATTAATTTCTTTAAGATCTTCGATAGCATCTTGAGCTTCATCCTCAAGTAGACCAGCCTCTTCATATTTCGTTATTTTCTTATCTATTTGTTTAGTACTAAAACCTTTTTCTTTTAATAGTTGCTTTACCACTAACTTCTGATTATCTTCATCTTCGATATCTAACTTATCTAAATCTATCTCATTGTCTATCTAAAGATAATCTTTTAGATTACCGCCTTGTTTTACAAAGTTATCAAGAGCTTCAACTTCCTCACTATAATATGTAGGTTTACTTTCCTCCTCAATTACTTTCTGAAAATATTCAATAAGCTCCTCTGCTGTTTTTGGTTTTTCTTCCTCTTCATCGAATTCCCATCCTAATTTTTCAGACATAGCATCAAAGAAACCAGTAACAACGCTGGACTCATTAGTATCAGTACCATCATCTATATTATCATCAACGGTATCCAAAGTATTGTCATCAATATTTTTGTCAGCCTTATCATTTTTATTTTTAATTACAGGTTTTACTTTATCATCTATAGTTTCATCGTCTAGATCTTCTTCGGAATCTTCTTCGGTGTCTTCTTCCTTTACTTTGGTATTTTGTTTAGATATTTTACCTTCCAAAGCGGGTTCTATTCTATTTTTTTTAATCTGTTCTAGTTCATCATCGTCCATTGGTGAATCTATTTGTTCATCAACTTTAAATGTTTCTTGAGGAGTCTTGGGGACAAACGTGTCTAATATAGCAGAAAATCCACCCAAACTCAATTCTTCTTTTTCCATAATTAATTAATTAATTAGATTATTATTTCTTTTTCCATTTAGCGGCATTCTTAGCAAAATTAGCCTACTTCTTTGTAGCTGTACTTGCTGTGCTACCCTTTTTTAATACTTTAGTTGCATATGCCTATACACCCATTCCAGCTTTTTTAGCTTTAGTTGTAAACTTACCTTTATTAGCTGGTTTTATTTTGATTTTATTCATACTGATTACTTTTTATAATATAGCTAGAATTAACTAGCTATATTTATTATTTATTAAAAGCGATTTTATCAGCAATTAAGTTAGCTACTGTATTTATTACTAACTATTTGCCGTCATCTCCATTTTCATCTATTTTATTTACTATATTTAATAGTAATAGATAAATCTATTCTAATAGCTATCTATCAGTTAGATCATGTAAGCTCATAATTACTTACTCTTTTTACCGCCCTTTTTAGAGCCTTTCTTTCCTCCGCACGCCATAATTATTATCTCCTATTATTTTATTAATACTAATTTATAATTCTATTTATATCCTATGTTAATTTAGGAATAAATATTTTACTTTCTTTTCCTCCGGTATTATCTAAATACTCTCTAGTTCTATCATAATTATAATCACCATTCTAAATCTAGCTTTGATTAACATAATAGTCTTCCTCATTCCAACTACCACCAACGGTGCCTCTAGGATTAAAATCAGATACTTTACCACTATAAGAAGACTCATTTGAGAAAGTGGGATGATATACGGTTTTACCAATGTCTGTAAAATGTGCCTTAGGATCAGCAGTAAGTATTTTCATAGCCTATTCTCTATCTTTATTATAGAATTCTTCATAATTATATGTATTATCATTTAGCATCTAAGTTAAAGTAACATCTTCATCTTCACCCCAATCTTTAGCTTTTTTCTTAGCTAATATATCCATATAATCCCAGTATTTAAGCTAAGGATTTTTATTCCTAGCTTCTTTATACTATTTTAATCTATTTCTAAAAGCTTCTATATCCATGATTATTTATTATTTCTCTCCTGAAACTTTATTCTTAATTGCTGTACGAGCCTTTAGTTTTTCTCTTTCCATTGCAGCTTTGTCTGATTCTTTCTACATACGTTCTTGAGATGCTAACTTCTCTTTCTCTAAAGCTATCTTCTTATTCTCTATTTCTTTCCTAGCTTCTATCTCTCTACGTTTATTATTAAACTCAAATTGTTTACTAGCTTCGTTAGAAGCTTGTTTTCTTTCTTCAAGAGCCTATTTACCTATCTCTATGGGATCTGGTATACCATTATTATCTTGATCCATATTCTCAGTACCTCGATATGCATTCAATTGTGCAACAGTAATTTTAGTAGCGTTATCAGAATCTATCTTATATTTCTAAATATCCATTTCAGCTTCTTTAAGCATAAGTTCTTCTTCTTTAACTTCATTCTATTGTTGTACTAATTGTTGCTGAGCCTACTGTTCTTGTTGTTGTTGTTCTTGCATCTGTTGCATACGTTTATCTTCAATATCTTGAAGTTTGTTCTTAATCATACTAACATTATCAAGAGTAATTATTTCAGCTATATCTAGTAAGCTAGCCCCATTCTACATGGCTGGTTGTAGTAATTGTCTAAGTGTATCTAAGTCTTGTCTATTCTTAGTACTATCTTCTATAAACACATCCATATCTTCATAAAAGAATTCATCTGATAAAGTTAAGAATGCTCTAGTAGCATCGTCAAGTATGTAATTTAAACATTTCTTATTATCTTTCCACGCTACTTTAGTAGTATTAAGTAGCATATTTAGTACATGTCTCTTTACCTGATTGTGAGTCCAAAACCAAGGTTCTGTAATATGATAAGACATCTATACAGCTTGATTAGCGTTAGATACTAACTCACTAGCCGCTATTTGTCCTTGTCTTTGTGGAGTAATACCAGTAAGCCTAGCTACCATATCTTCAATCTTAGCCATAAGATTTATATACTGGTCTATTACATTAGACATACTTAAATCCCACGATTGAAATTGATTAAACTATGCTGCTTTACCACCTTCACGACCTGGTATATCCCATCCTTCTTCATAAGGATTAATAAATGCTACACCCAGAGCACCTAAGTAATGCATCCACTTATTAACATCAATACCCATAGATTTAGGTATCTAAGTAACATCAATAACTGGCACTTTACCTTTATCTCTAGACATAGCTAATTCAAGTCTATACCATATTACAATATACATATACTATAATGGTTTAATCATACTCACTAATGATTTAGACTTACTATTTGTATTATTGTATATAACCCCAGTATAAGGCAACCTCTGTGAATTAGGATTATCTACAGATACGTGTTGATATTCTATAGGTTGTATACCTACATATAGATTATCAGTATCCCCTATTCTATATCCTTCCCATACTTCTATAATCCACTTCCATTCTACGTTTACCTCAGTACCAGTTACTTTATAATCCTCATCAACTGTATATTCTTCAGTTTCACCGGTTTCAGGGTCCATTATTGTAATAAAACCAATCTTTTTAAATGATTTCCAACAGCAGTGCCAAACATTGATTTGATCTGTATCAAATGGATTATCCGTAAAACTATTCATTTTGTGTAGCTTTATATGTTCATAATCCATAGACGATTTACGTAGTTCTGGAGTTAAACCAGCACCTGGTTTTTCATCAACTAATTCTA